AGACTGATGATAGTGACTCTCAATAAGAGAGCCTAGTTGTTGCATGGTTGTTGCTAGCGTATTGAATAACTCCTTGATGGTTGGTGTGTGTGGTATAGGTGCTGTGTCCATTGGTTGATATTGATTACCTGATAAACCTGTGATGATATACTCATTCATTTGCTTTTCCTTTTCTAGTGGTTGTAGTTTGCCTAGTCCTTCCATTACGCTTCCTCCTTTTTGGTTAATAAATATTTATCTAAATCAAACTTGTCATACTGTGTGTTGAACGGAACTTCCATAGATGTGTAGGTGTAAAAGTCATCGTCAGGTATCCAATCACCCTCGCCATCGGAATCATTCTCAATGTCACCTTCCTCTTCGCCGATACATATAAACCGATACCCACAATCGTCAGGATACAACTCGACTGCCCAACTGTATAACTTAGTGTGTGCCTTAACATCTTCATACGAGTCATACCACTTCACATCAATAGCGTAGAAGTTAATACGAGTATCGTGCGAAGAATCAAACGGCACATCACAATCTTTTAGTGCGTCAATCAAATGCGTATCACCTGTTGCTAACACTACGTTAATATAATCGTCACGCTTCTCTTTACTACTAAAGTTAATAACGTATGCTACTTCGCTTCTATAACCCATTTCACTTCTCCTTTTTGATTCTGTATTTAATAGATATGTGCCATCTTGGATTGTTATTCTCACAGTCGAACCATTTGTTTATAGTTCTGTGCTTGTATTGAATAACTGCACCATCAGCCCACGCTTTGATTAACTTCGCATGCCTATGCTTATACTTCACATCACACCCATCTATACTTCGGGCAGTCAGGTACAGTCTGCTTATTTCTACGCATGGCTATCGTGTCGACTAATAAATCTTTTAAGCCATGACGCATCTTGTCTAGTTCCCTACCTGTCTTGGCGTACAACCACGTGCGTAGTATGCCGTTGGTTTTACTAATACGTTCGGCAGGTTTTAACCCTCTGCGTTTCCACATTCTGTCTAATTCGGTTTGTGTTCTTGCTTTCATTTGACTAAACCCCCAAGTATTCTTGCGTTTTCTTTATTGCGTCCATTGGGTCTTTAGCCATCACAACCCATTCCCTGTCTACGTTATTCACAACATACGTAACCTTATGCTTAACTAACTTGGCATCACTATTCATATCAACACAGCGTGCCACAAAACTATGTGGCTTCAAATCTTCATTCATCATCACTCTCCTCAGCATATTTCTCTGCTTCAATAATACAATCACCATCAAAGTCCTCGCATGGGTTTATCAAACCACTATCTAAAAGTTCCCTTGCTCGTTCTTCGGCTTCATCTTTACTATCTGCTTCAACATTCACATACCCTGAGAACGTCTCACTTATATACACAGTAAATAAATTCGGGCTACCATCACTCATCATCACTCTCCTTTTTTAAGAACTCATGTGGGAACGCATCTATTAATCGCCTAGCATTACTGCTATCTGCCTTGAAGAACAACCTACCTAGTGCATGATGAAACCCACCGCCTGTCTCAACCATACGTCTTGCGTTGGCGTGTGCCAACCAGTAATCTAAATCATTCATACAACACTCCCTAACAAGTTAATAAAAACATTAGACATTCTTGTGGAGATAACCTCCACAAAGTTCACATCAAAAAACGCAGACCAAAACATAATGCCAAACACAACACCAAACACCAGCATCAACAACCACTCAATTAGATTCTTCATCTTCTTTCTCCTCATTAAACGCATCATCAATCCAACAACTCGTAGCATCAAACGCAACTTGCATAGTCTCGCAGTCTGCATTGATAGACTCAATAATCGCATCAGCCTGTTCACTATTACAATCAACACCTTCAAACTCTAAACATATCATTACTCGCATTTCAACTCTCCTTTTAAATTAAATACTACTAACATACCCATACTGCAACAACTCCTCAACACTAAACAAACCTTCCACACTTTTTGGTATCGCCTTTTTAAACGGCAAGTTATTTAATCTACGCAACGCCTCCTCATAGAAACGTAAGTTCATCTCATAATAATTAGCGTGTATCCCTGACGCTACACCTCGACCCATTTCATTTATCATTCTGTCTATGTGGTCGTTCAACTTGTTACGTTGACTCTGTTTGTTTCTAGACAGCACGTTCGGGCTTTTAAATATCTCTCGATACACAGTATGAGGACTGGTGCGTGGCAAGGTATTATATTTTTCTTTTACTTTATCCTTGACTTCATCAGGCACGTAGTCAACCCATGTTGCGTTTGGTTTTGGCGATACGTTGTTCTTCTCTTTATCTTTCAACTCATCTCTCAATGCACGCAGAAGTGCTAGGTATTTAATGTTGAACTTATAATAAGCAGGGTTCGCTTCTTCATAGAGATGTTGGTGAGTAATAATACTTTGTATCGTATCTCTTAAGGGTGTTAGCACTACTGCCCATTCAGTCTTTAACCTAACACGTAGTTGTTTCTTTTGATTGTTAGCCCTACGCTTTTCTTTTAGTGCATCTATTCTTGCGTGTATGAATGCAACAGGCATACTTGGGTAGTTGCTTACCAAATAATTATAGATTTGTTTCGGCGTTGAATTACGTGTGATTGGTTTACGTTTATTCATTGTTAGTTCCTTTTTGTATGATTAAAGTTATATTGTCCACCTAACAGTCCATTGTGTCAAACATTGTTATTCTTTTTTGTGCAGAGTAAGTCACCTCTTGTGCCTTTAAGTATATGGGTTTGCTGATGTTATGTCCAGTTGTCCAGTCTTTTTGGAATACTATAAACAATAAACCTTTTTATAAGAATGTTAGTGCTTTAAATTAAAACAATGAATAAACTAACAACCCTATATATATAAATAAATAAATAATATATATTATATTGTGGACACTTGGACTTCAAATCTTCAACGCCTTATATATAAACGCTTGGGGGGTGTCCCGTGCTACGCTAAAAGAACTAACAATGTTGGACACGCTGGACGTTAGTGCAAAACAACACAACTCTCCATAACAAGTTAACGTATCTCCTTTCTCATCATGTCTGCGAGTCTTACTGATGTCATGGCTGTCCACCCTGTGTTGAGTGTATCTATGCCGTTCATCTTTCGCACAGCCTTGATTGCTTTGTTGAGTGAGTCATAGTAGTTGCCTACCTCTGTTACTTTGTTGTCTTGCTTGAATACTAATACCCATAGTGATGCGTTGTTCTTTAGTGCTTTCATAATGCTCTCCTTAGATGGTTGATGTGGAGAAAACCTCCACTTGATTGGATACTGCTTTTGCCTTACGGATACTGCTACTACGCTTACGGCGTGAGATGTTGATGTCCCACGCTTTACCATTAACACGATACGCCCTCATAATGCGTATGTGTATAGTTCTCTTTCGTGATATTGATTTCATCGTGCCTCCTGATATATAACACCAAGTGCTAGGGTTGCACTAAGGGCATCTTTCAATTCGTTGAGTGTGTCGTTGCCATCTATGTATTTGGTATCTACTGTTGCGTATAAGATGCAATCAAGTAAGAGTGCCGTCTGTTCAAGTGTTAGTTCGCTGAACGTGCTAAGTAGATGGCTGTGCTTTTGGTTTGGGTTTTTAATTTGAGTGTGTTTCATATTTATTTCCTTTCGTTAAGTTAGATTTGACAGGAATTGAAATAGCAGTAAAGCCTCACCCTCTCGCAATCCCTGTCGGTTTGATTAAACATTGAGTAGTGCAACAAGTTTGCGTAACTGTGCTTTCGTGAAATCCTTATTGAGTTTGTTAGCACGTTGCACAATCGGGTCTACCTGTTTAGAACTTGTTGTGGAGGTTTTCTCCACATGGGTTGGCATATAATACTTAAGCATTGCTCTAGCCTGTTCCTCTTTCGCTGTGCCATGTGCGTTGAAACCAAGCGAACCTGTGTAAACACCTTTTTCAATCGTGATTGGTGTGACCTTCTTTTTCTTACCAATGAGTGTAGCAATAGCACTACGCAACTCTAACTGTTCCTCTAGGCTTGACTTGTTATAGATAGGCTTAACTGTATCCATAACTTCTTTGAGAGAGACACCAGCATCAATGTGTTTAGCAACAGCATCAATGTATTTCGTAAAGACAGCCTTCATAAAACCTCCAAATAAAAAAGCCAAGCGAAGTGGCTTGGCAACACACTAGCAATTCCTCACTAGATGACTCTATTATAACATATGGTATGATTCTAGTATCTATATTTACCCCACTACCCCCCAACCCACCTCAAATCGACGAGGACAGTCCAGTCCACTAGATCACTATTCCTCACACGCAACTTAAAAAAATGTCAAATTTTGTAAAAAATCCTATGAGTCATGTCAAATCTTAGACACTAGCCAATAAAAAAAGCCCCAACGCTTAGGATGGGGCTAAAGAATACTAAAGGAAAAGCAAATGTATGAGCACTTGCAACGCCAGTATAACAAAAAAATTAAAATACTGTTACAATCGAAACCATACGCGAACCCACCGCGCAAAAAAGAGAGGTTAACTTGTTATTGAGTCACTTAGTAGAAGCAAATGAAGCAGACTTTCTACCTGTCCCAGAGGCAGAACGGCAAGACTTTACCTCTTTAAATAAAATTTCTCCCTCACAAACACTTGACGCTCAGATAAAAACGACGGATTGGCTTGCCGATATTACCGGAGAGGACGACATGATCGTGTCAAAAGCGCAAGAAGCCAAAGCTGTTGAAGCATTCACCGCATTAATTAACGCCGACCCTAAAGCCAAAGAACAACTTCTAAAGTTAGAAGTACCAGAAGAGATTAGATCTACGGTAGCAATGGTCAGCGCATACCAGTGGAAGTTTATTGAGCAGGCAGAAGAGCTTAGAAGCATGGCTGTAACAAAAATTGTGCAAGAAACTGACCACCCAGACGCTAGAATACGTTTAAAAGCTTTAGAAATGCTAGGTAAGGTTACAGAAGTCGCCCTATTTACTGACAGGGTACAGGTTAAAACTGAAGATGTTAGCGATGAAGAGCTTGAGAAACGTATTAAGGAGAAGCTTGGTAAGTTTATGGGTAAAGTAGAAGTTGTGGATGTGGAATCTAAACAGGTAGAAGGCGGCGATGCTAAGTCCTGAAGAACTACAAGCAGCGCAAAAAGCGCTACCACTAATGACAAAAGCGGAAAAGCTTAAGTTTCTAGAAGATTTAGAAGAAAAAGAACGTCGTGGTGAAATTGATCTAGCTAAAGATGACATGCTAGAGTTTGCTAAAAGAATATACCCCGGCTTTAAGATTGGACCACAGCACAGACGCTTAGCTAAAATATTCCAAGATGTTGTTGAGGGGCGCAAAAAGCGCGTTATTATTAATATTGCACCAAGGATGGGAAAATCTGAGTTTAGTTCGTATTTATTTCCGGCATACTTTCTAGGTAAATACCCTGAGAAGAAGATTATTATGGGAACCCATACAGCGGGTTTGTCAGAAGACTTTGGACGGCGTGTAAGAAACTTATTAGAAAGTGAGGAGTACCATGAAATATTTCCGGACACAGTTGTTGCGGATGACCAGAAGGCTGCGGGCAAGTGGAGTACTGGGGCAGGTGGACAATATTATGCCGCTGGTGTTGGCGGCGCTCTCGCCGGTCGTGGCGCTGATTTATTTGTTATTGATGACCCACATTCTGAGCAAGACGTTAAGTCAAATTCTCGTTTAGCGTTCGATACTGCTTGGAGTTGGTTTCAGACTGGTCCGTTACAGCGTTTGATGCCCGGCGGAGCTATTATAGTCATTATGACTAGATGGTCATTACTTGACTTGACAGGACGATTGCTGGACTACCAGATTAAAAACCCTAATACTATTCCGTGGGAATTGGTAGAACTGCCTGCGATTCTTAACGAAGATACAGAAGATGAGAAAAGCCTTTGGCCCGAACAGTGGCCCCTTGAAGCGCTAAAGAATACGAAGGCATCTATTGATCCAAGATATTGGAACGCTCAGTATATGCAGAATCCAACCGCAGATTCTGCGGCAATAATTGGTAGGAAGGACTGGAATATTTGGGAAGCAGACGACCCACCTAGATGTGAGTATGTTATACAGTCTTGGGATACGGCGTTTGAAACTAAAACAACAGCTGACTATTCTGCATGTACAACTTGGGGCGTTTGGTATAACAATGAGGACAAAAACCAGCCTAATATTATTCTCCTTGACGCTTTTAAAGATAGGATGGCGTTTCCAGAACTAAAACAGATGGCACTTAAACATTACAAAGAGTGGCAGCCTGATGCGTTCATAGTGGAGAAAAAGGCAGCGGGGTCGCCGTTGATTCAAGAATTAAGAAGAATGGGTATACCGGTGCAGGAATTTACACCGTCGCGTGGTAATGATAAGATAGTGAGACTTAATGCCGTTGCTGATTTATTTACAAGCGGTAAAGTGTGGGCACCTGATACTAGGTGGGCACGTGAAGTTGTAGAAGAAGTTGCTTCATTCCCCGTAGGCGAGCATGATGACTATGTGGATACGGTATCACAAGCACTACTTAGGTACAGACAGGGCGGGTTCATTAGCTTGGACTCAGATGAGAAAGAAGATTCGTATTTTAGAGCGCGCAGAGCCGCTTATTATTAAGGATAAATTATGGCAGTCGATAAATCGTTATACCAAGCACCCCAAGGACTAGAAGCCCTAGCAGATCAACCAGATATTGAGATCGAGATTGAAGATCCAGAAGCGGTACATATATCAGCAGGTGATATGGAGATCGACATAGAGAAAGATGGGGAAGATGACTTTAACCAAAACTTAGCTGAGGTGATGGACCCAAGTGAGCTACAGTCTTTAGCTGGGGATTTGAGTGAAGATATTAAGAACGATATTGACTCCCGCAAAGATTGGGAAAAAATGTACAAGGAAGGGATTACCCTACTTGGTCTAAAGTTTGAAGAAAGAACAGAACCGTGGGATGGTGCTTGCGGTGTGTTCCATCCGATGATTACAGAAGCGGTTGTTAGGTTCCAGTCTGAAGCTATTATGGAGACATTCCCTGCCCGTGGACCTGTAAGAACAAGTATTGTTGGTAAAGAAACGCCTGAGATTAAAGCAGCTGCTCAACGCGTAGAAGAAGATATGAACTACCAGCTTACAGAAAAAATGCCTGAATATAGATCAGAGCACGAGAAGATGTTGTGGAACTTGCCAAGTGCAGGTTCTGCGTTTAAAAAAGTGTATTACGATCCAAATTTAGAAAGACAAGTTTCCGTTTTTGTACCGGCGGAAGATATATTAATTCCATATGGTACAAGTGATATTACGGTCTGCCATAGAATTACCCACCGTATGCGTAAAACAAAGAATGATTTGATAAAATTAATGCATGCTGGTTTTTATAGGGAAATTGAACTTGGAGAACCTCAAAAATTTTACACTGATATTCAGGACAAAAAAGATAAAGAAACTGGTTTCTCAGCGTCTTATGACGATAGATTCGAGCTTTATGAAATACACGTGGACCTTGACCTTCCCGGATACGAAGATACTGACGACGGAGAGGAAACCGGTATTGCGCTACCTTACGTAGTGACAATGCTACGTGGTACAAATGATATATTATCTATTCGCAGAAACTGGAAAGAAGACGATGAGCTCAAACTTAAAAGACATCATTTTGTTCATTATCAGTACATCCCCGGCTATGGAGCTTATGGTTTTGGTTTGTTCCATTTGGTCGGAGGCTTTGCTAAAAGTGCTACCAGCATTATGCGCCAGCTTGTTGACGCTGGTACTCTTTCCAATTTACCCGGCGGATTAAAAACTCGTGGTTTAAGAATTAAAGGCGACGATACTCCGATTGCTCCGGGGGAATGGCGTGATGTAGACTTGGGTAGTGGTAGTATGCGGGATAATATTCTGCCTTTGCCATATAAAGAACCATCTGCAACGCTGTATAACTTGTTAGGAACAATTGTAGAAGAAGGACGTAGGTTTGCTGCAACAGGCGACTTAAAGATTTCTGATATGAGTAACCAAGCGCCAGTGGGATCTACACTAGCTATTTTGGAAAGAACGCTTAAAGTAATGTCTGCGGTGCAGGCTCGTGTACACTTCGCGTTAAAACAAGAACTTCAATTACTAGCGGAGATTATTCGTGATTACACACCGGAAGACTATGACTATGATCCTGAAGAGGGTGGGCGCAATATTAAGCAATCTGATTATCATAGGGTCGATATTCATCCTGTTTCCGATCCTAATGCTGCCACTCTTTCACAGCGAGTGGTTCAATACCAAGCAGTTATACAATTGTCCCAAACTGCCCCCCAAATATATAATCTTCCCCAGTTACACAGGCAAATGCTTGAAGTCCTCGGAATAAAACACGCAGATAAGCTAGTGCCGTTACCAGAAGATGAGAAACCTACAGATCCTGTAACAGAAAATATGAAGGCGTTAAAAGGCGAACCACTAAAAGCCTTTATATTCCAAGACCATGAGTCTCATATTGCAGTGCACCAAGCAGCTATGACTGACCCTCTTGTTCAACAGATGATTGGGCAGAACCCACAAGCGCAGGCTATTATGGCGGCAATGCAGGCGCATATTGCAGAACACGTAGGGTTTGCATACAGACAGAAGATTGAAAAAGCATTGGGTGTTGCCTTACCTAGTCCTGAAGATACTCTGCCACCAGAGATTGAGAATCAAATTAGTAGGCTCATGGCTCAAGCATCTGGTCAAGTGTTGCAGGAAAGTAAAGCGCATATGGCTCAACAACAAGCCCAACAGAACGCACAAGATCCGATCTTGCAGATTCAGCAACAAGAATTACAGATAAAACAGCAAGAATTAGATATTAAGAAGAAAAAAATGATGGCGGATGTTGCAGCTAAAGCAGATGAAATTCACCTTAAACAAATGGAGATTATGGATAAAAACAGAAACGAACAAGTTAGACTTGGTATGCAGGCAGGCAAAGATAAACAATCTTCGCAGTTAGAAGGACTAAAAGTTGGCGTTGATGTAGCCAAACATAAAGCTCAAATGAAAACAAATAAAGGAAATCAATAATGGATTTACAAGCACTTAGTTTTGTTGACGCTCTTAGAAAAAAATTAAGAGAGGATATGAACAATTACACTGACGACTTGGCAAATGGTCAGTGCTCAAACTTTGAAGTTTACAAAGAGCTCTGTGGGGTGATTCGAGGTCTAGCCTTAGCAGAGCGCCATTTACTTGACCTCGCACAACTTATGGAAGAAGACAACGATGAGTGACACCATCGCATTACCGGAACAGGGGTTAATTCTACCTCCGGGCGTAGTACCAGCAGCACCTGTAGTAGATGAAGAGTATGAAAAAGCGGAACAAAAAGCCAAATCAATGCCTACTCCAAGTGGGTTTAAGATTCTTTGCGCTTTAGTTGAAGCCGGTGATACGTTTGAAAATGGTCTTATTAAAGCAGATGAAACGAAGATGGTTGAGGAATTAACTTCTCCTGTTTTGTTTGTTATCAAACTTGGACCCGACGCATATAAAGATGCAGAGAAGTTTCCGTCAGGACCGTGGTGTAGAGAAGGTGATTTTGTTATTACCAGACCATACACAGGGACAAGGATGAAAATCCATGGCAAAGAGTTCCGGATTATCTATGATGATCAGGTTGAAGGTGTAGTAGAGGACCCTAGAGGTATACGCCGTGCTTAGTGAAAAACGGATAACTCAAATACGTGCTTGGCAAAAAGCCAATCCTGAAAAGGTTAAAGCGGCTAAAAAACGCTATTATGCAACAGAGAAAGGCAAAGCGCAAAAACGCAAAGAAGATAAAGCGTATGTTGCTTCCGGCGGTAGATCTAAAATAGAAACACTTAGAGCTACTAAACCTCTTTCTGAAGCTAGAAAACAAGCACGCTTACGATACCAAATAGTTAGACGCAGTTTTGAAAAAAACTTATCTGAAATAGATAAGTTTGTGTTGAATGAGGCGGTTTCTTTAACGCGTCTACGAAATAAAATTGTTGGCGGTTGTTGGCATGTCGATCATATAGTGCCTGTTTCAAAAGGAGGCACTTGTGTATTTAGTAATCTTCAGGTAGTACCTGCTTTGTGGAATCAAAGTAAATCAAACGTACACACCGAGCGTTATTTCGGTGCTTTTAAGTAGGAGATATAAATGAGTGATGATTACAAATTCCCAGATGAAATGGGTTTGGATGAAAATCCAAAAAACGAAGTCGATGTTAATGTCGATGCTGAGACGGACATAGACATTGTCATTGAAGACGATACACCTGAACGCGATAGACGCGCGCAGCCTTTAAACCGTGAAGTAGAAGATCCAACAGATGAAGAGATTGAGCAGTATAGTAAATCTGTTCAAGCAAGGATTAAAGAACTTACACATGCAAGACATGATGAACGTCGTGCTAAGGAAGCGCTAGCTAGAGAAAAAGCTGAGTTAGAAAGATTAGCTCATTCTGCGTTAGAAGAAAATCGTAAATTAAAGCAATACGTTCAAACTGGTGAAGCTTCTTATGCTGAGACTTTAAAAGAGAAAGCAGAAGCAGAACTAGAAATGGCAAGACGTAATTATAAGGCTGCGGCTGATTCTTACGATGCTGATGTCATGCTTGAAGCACAAGAAAAATTGACGGAAGCAAAATTAAGATTAGAAGCAGCAAAAAATTTTCGTCCAACCCCTTTACAAAGTGATTTAAATAATGTAAAAATAGAGGCACAAGTACCAGAAACACCGAGACTCGACGAAAGAACCTTGCGCTGGCAAGCAAAAAACCAGTGGTTCGGGGCACCGGGGTACGAAGAAATGACGGCTTTTGCACTAGGGCTGCACCAAAAACTAGTAGCTACGGGTTATGACCCGCGCACCGCAGAATATTTCGAGAGAGTAGACTCTCGCATAAAGCAAGTTTTCCCTGAAGTATTTAAGAGTGAAGACGAACCAGCCCGTGTTGAGCCAACTAAAAAGCCTGCAACCGTAGTTGCATCTGCTACCCGTTCTACGGGAGCAAAAAAACAGGTCAAACTTTCTGCAACAGCTAAACGCATAGCAGATAAATTTGGACTTTCATATGAAGAATACGCTAATCACGCTTTAAAATTGGAGAACAACAATGGCTAATAATCGCACTCAACGAGATCAGGAAACTCGTGAAAACAATCCTACACGTTATGTATATAAACCGCCTAGCGCGTTACCTGACCCTACACCGGAACCGGGATTTAAATTCCGTTATCTTGCGGCTGAAGTTGGAGGTGAGTCAAATCACACTAACATGTCACAAAAATTCCGTGAAGGCTGGGTACCCGTAAAAGCAGTTGATCACCCTGAGTTACAGGTTGCTGGCAATAAAGACGGAAACGTCGAAATCGGTGGATTGATTCTTTGTAAAGCACCAGAAGAAATGGTGGAAGCACGCAGAGAACACTACGCTCAAGTTGCCGAAAACCAAATGGCTTCAGTGGACAATCACTTTATGCGTAACAATGATGCCCGTATGCCTTTATTTACTGACAACAAATCTACAGTAACTAGAGGACGCGGTTTTGGTAATGGTTCTAAATAAACTTTTTTGGAGAAATTAAATGGCTACTACGTCCAATCCTTATGGATTAAAGCCGATCAATTTGATCGGTGGGCAGGCGTTTAATGGAGGTGTTATTCGTGAGATTGCACTGACAACAAACAACTCTGCCGCAATGTATTCTGGCGATTTGATAAAGATCGCTGCTGGTGTTCCTAGTTCAGTTACAACAACCCCAACAACTACCACAGCTGGTACTATTGGTGTTTGCGTAGGTGTTCGTTATCAATTAGCTGGTCAACAGCTTGGTTATCCTTTATATGCTCAGTATTTACCAGCTAACGCTGTAACTTCTGGCTACACAAATATCTTTATTCGTGTTATGGATGATCCAGATGCTTTATTCCAAGTTCAAGCTTCAGGTTCTGTTACTGCTGCTAACATTGGTTCTAATGCACAGTTGACTAACTTTGGTGGTAATGCTACTTATGGTAACTCTACTATCCAATTGTTACAAAGCTCAATCTCTAACAGCAACGCTACATATGCAGTTCGTATCGTTGACTTAGTAAATGAGTCTTCAACATTTGGTGGTAACTTCCCATCTAATCCGGGCGACGCTTACACTGACTGTATCGTTAAACTGAACTTCGGTGTTCACGCCTATTACAACTCAACTGCTAGTTAATTAAGGAGCTAACAAATGGCTATTTCACGTTCACAGCTCCTAAAAGAGCTACTCCCCGGTCTCAATGCCTTGTTTGGTCTTGAGTATAAACGCTATGGCGAAGAGCATAAAGAATTGTACGAAACAGAGAAATCTGAGCGTTCATTCGAAGAAGAAACCAAACTTTCTGGTTTCTCCGCTGCTCCAGTAAAATCTGAAGGCGCACAAATTGCTTATGACAATGCGCAAGAAGCTTTTACAGCTCGCTACTCACACGAAACTATTGCTTTAGGTTTCTCAATCACTGAAGAAGCGATTGAAGATAACTTGTATGACTCTTTGTCTGCTCGTTATACTAAAGCTCTTGCTCGTGCTATGGCTTATACCAAGCAAGTTAAAGCGGCTTCTGTTTTAAATAACGGCTTTATCTCTGGTTCTAACAACCAGTATAACGGCGGTGACGGTGTACCTTTATTCAGTACAGCACACCCAACTGTTAACGGCGGTACAAACTCTAACGCTCCAACTACACCAGTTGATTTGAACGAAACTTCATTGGAAAATGCTGTTATTCAAATTGCTGCGTGGACAGATGAGCGTGGTCTATTGATCGCTGCTAAGCCACGTAAGTTAATCATTCCACCTGCATTACAATTCGTTGCTACTCGTTTATTAGAGACTAACCTCCGTGTTGGTACTAACAACAACGACATCAGCGCAATCGTAAATAACGGTTCTGTTCCTGAAGGTTACGCTGTTAACCACTTCTTGACAGACGTTAATGCATGGTTCTTGTTAACTGATGTTCCAAACGGTCTCAAGCACTTTGAGCGTATGCCTATGGCTACATCTATGGACGGCGACTTCGACACTGGTAACGTACGTTACAAAGCACGTGAGCGTTATTCATTCGGATGGTCAGATCCATTGGGCGCATGGGGATCTTCAGGTTCATTCTAAGTTTTACCCACTGTTGTACAGACCCCGCTCACAAGGCGGGGTTTTTTCTTTATAAATCAAGCATTTAAAAATAGCATGCAATGTCACAATCTCTGCGGTATGATATATTTATCATGCAAATTACACCTAAAGTTCTTGAATCGGTTTACATAATGTTGTGTAACATTAAACCTTTTAGTGGGTGGAAATTACCATGCCCGGAAGAAATTAATTTTTCTGTAACTACTGATGAAGATGCGCTTGGCACGTATCTTTTTAACGATGAAACAGAAATGCATGAGATAACTATTAGCAAAGCTAAATGTGGACATTTGGACACACTGATAAAAACGCTAGCGCATGAAATTATACACATGACTAGAGGTAAGACTAGTAAATACGCAGCGCACGACTCATATTTTAGATATAAAGCTACGGTTATAGCTTTGGAGTTGGGGTTTGATCCCTTAGAGCTTTAGCAGCTTTTTCTTCCGCATAATGTACTTTTCTGTGGCAGTTTGCACATAACACAATACATTTTTTAAGTTCTTTTCTAGCAGCCCCGTAATTATGCCCTTGTAATAGTTTGCTTACCTTTTTATTATCTGGGTGTCGTTCAACATGATGGAAGTCAAACGTAGCTGGATGGTTTTCACCACAATGCGCACAACTTAATGTACTTTTAAATTCTTGCCATTCTTTTTTACGTTCTTTTTTTCTGTCAGAAATACGTTTTTTAGAAGCTTCTTTATTAGCTTCATAGTACTTAGAAGAGTACTCTTTATGCTTTTGTTTTCTAACAGCAGGATCTTTATATGGCATGTGTAATATATTACACAAAAATATGTTACATGCAATTAAAAATGTTGTATACTTTAACTAACTGGGTGATTTCTTATACCGGACTGCCCCAGCAGACGATGCAACGATTGGTATAAGTGAACTTTTGCATAAGGACAATTTAATATGGCACGCGCAACCTTTGAAGGACCAATTCTATCGGGCGACCAGCGTTTTGGCGCTTTACGTAACGTCGGGTACTCACAATTAGTACAAAACATAGATTTAGACTTTTCTAATACAACATCAGGCACAAACACTTATTCTGGTACTTCTGGAAACTTTGTTGCTTCTAACACAATCCCTAACTTAAACGGTGTTGTTTATCAACCATCTAGCTCTGTTTATCCTTCAGTAGCTCAAACAATCCCTGCCGACACAAATACAAATATTTATCGTGGCGCTGTTTTGTATGTACCAGCAGGCGCTGATTTAGATAATATTTATGTTGACGTAGCTGCTTTATATGCTGTTACAGGTGGTACTGCTGCGGTTAGCTCACAGACAGTTTATGTATCTAATAACTATACAGCGGCTGGCGGTACACCAACATATTTTGCTACTGGCGCTATTGCTGCGGTTGGTCGTCAATCATTAGCTACATTTACTGGTACACAAATTATTAACCAGACATCTACAAGTACTGATATTTTACAAGCTAACGGACAGCCTAATATTTCTCAAGTTGTTGTTACTGTTGCTATTGTTGGTACTAACTTATTAAGTGCAACTGGTATTACTGGTCGTTATAACTTTACTTTACAATATAGCCAACCTGATAACAATATCGGTACAACAACAACTTACCCATACGGTAATTTTGATTAATTAATTCTCTGGGAGTTCCGGCTCCCTTTTTAAAAGCTAAGGAGATTAATTATGACAATGCAATATGATGTAAAATCGGCCCATTTTAGCGGCAGTGGTTTTGCAATTCTTGGGCGTACGCGTCTTAAAAATTTAATTTATTTAGGTACAGGAACGGCTGGCGGTATTGATTTGTTTGATACAACTGTAGCGCCAGTTAATGCTACTTATGGACGTTCCGGCAATACCATTACTATAACTTCAACAGCGCATGGTCTATCTACTGGCAATATTGTGGGTATTACATACAGTCCAGCTTCGGCAGTTTCTCCTGTTGCTGGTAATTATGTAATTACTGTTGTAGATGCCAATACTTTTACTATTACCGATATTAACTCTGGAACAATAGCGACTGGTACAAGCTGTATTTATTCTGGCACTGGTAGATGGATGGTCGGATACAATACCGGTACAGCGGTGCAACCATTCCAAGTTATTTTTTCCGGTGAAGGTGTATTGGCAAACACGGGTATATATGTTGTTGAGACTAATATTTCATTCCAAACAATTCAATATGGATAATCAATGTGGCTACTAAGAAGAAAGGACCCAGTCTTGCAGTTGGAAGAGGCGAAAAACTCCCGGTTTCTAAAGGGGCTGGACTTACTGCTAAAGGTCGTGCAAAATATAACAAAGCGACTGGGTCGAATTTAAAAGCCCCGCAGCCTGAAGGTGGACCTCGTAAGAAGTCTTTTTGCGCAAGAATGAGCGGTATGCCCGGACCAATGAAAGATGAGAATGGCAAACCAACGCGTAAAGCAGCAAGTTTAGCAAGGTGGAAATGCTAATGGAAATACGTGAAGTCATAATGATTTGGAACATTGTCATTACCATAGTAATGGCAGTTGTAGGTTTTTTCCTTAAGGAGAAATTCAATGAAATTCAGCGTCTTAGTATCTTACTTAACAGAACCCGTGAAGAAATTGCAAGAGACAGCGTCACTCAAGCAGAGATTGACAAAATTCTTGACCATATTGACCAACGGTTTAACAAGCTTGAAGACAAGATTAACCAACTTATTGCGAGATAAAAATGCCAAGTAAATCGCAAGCTCAACACAATTTTATGGAAATGATTGCTCATAACCCTGCTATGGCAAAGAAAAAGGGCGTACCGCAATCTGTTGGTCGTGATTTTGAAAAAGCCGATAAAGGCAGAAAATTTAGAGAAGGTGGAGTTATGAAAAAAGAATCAATGAAAGAAGATATTAAACAAGATAAAGCAATCGTTAAGAAAGCTTTTAAAATGCACGACGCTCAAGAACACAAGGGCGAACATACAGATTTATCTAAACTTAAGAAGGGTGGGATGCCTATGAAAAAGATGGCTAAAGGCGGCGTTGCTGAGACCATGGGTCCTCGCACAATGGCTAAAGATGTTGAAGCTGGTTCAAATAAATTAAAAGCTTTTGGTGAAAGCAAAGTTGAAAAACGTGGCGACACTAAAGGTAAAAATTTAGGTGATTCAGGTCCTTCAGTGGGTATTCAAAAAATGAAAAAGATGGCTGCTGGTGGCTTAGCTACACGTGGTTATGGTATTGCTCGTAAAGGCAAATAATCATGGCTACCGAATGGCAGATGAAAAACAAAAAAACTGGCGATGCTGCTAGTAAAGAGTATGAACAAAGACTTGTAGATAAATACAAGAAACAGAATGCAGATGCTGGTGAAGCAGCTGTTAAAGGTATGACCGAAGGTCGTATGGATGCAATGGGTAATGCTTATAGAGGAGGCGGTAAAATTATGAAACATCATCACGAACACGTAGCAGCACATTTAAAAGAGCATGACGGCGGTATGTCTGCTAAACATCATCACGAAGAAATGTCTAAGCATAGTGGCGGTTTTAAACATCATCACGAGCACGTACAAGCGATGTGTGGCGGTGGAATGGCTAAGGGTGGAATGACTCATGGCGATAGTTGCTTACCAACACACGGACGACACGATAAATAATGCGTGCTAGTCGGGGTATGGGTGCAGTAAGACCCTCAAAATTACCAAAACAGGTAGATAATTCTCCACCTGAAGGTGGTCCTGTCCCCGGCATTAAAAAAGGCGGAAAGGTTGGACTTTATGAAAATATTCATAAGAAACGTGCTAGGATGGCTGCGGGGTCTGGTGAAAAAATGCGTAAACCCGGTTCTAAAGGCTCTCCTTCCAAGCAAGATTTTATAAATTCAGCAAAAACGGCTAAAAAATGACAACTTCAGGCAGTCAATCGTTTAACTTAGACTTAACTGAAATAGTTGAGGAAGCTTTTGAGCGTTGCGGCTCACAGCTAAGGTCTGGTTACGATTTACGTACTGCGCGTAGATCTATGAATTTGTTATTTGCTGATTGGGCAAATAGAGGTGTTAATCTTTGGACTGTTGAACAAGGTCAGATTGTTTTACAACAAGGTGTTAACACATACTCATTACCTGTAGATACAGTAGATTTATTAGAACACGTTATCCGTACACAAGCGGGACAACAAAACAACCAAGCTGATTTAACAATTTCACGTATTTCTGTATCTACTTACGCAACAATTCCTAACAAGTTACAACAAGCTAGACCAATCCAAGTTTGGGTTAATAGGCAATCTGGGGCTACATATCCGCTTACAGATGAGCCAAGTTATGCAGATACTACAACAGGCGTAGATGCGCCTCAAATAACCGTTTGGCCCACTCCTGATGGATCTCAAACATATACATTCGTTTACTGGAGATTACGTCGTATACAAGACGCTGGTAATGGTGTGAATACGTTTGATATACCTTTTCGTATGCTTAACGCTTTGACTGCTGGATTGGCATATTATTTAGCTTTAAAAATTGAAGGCGCAGAGCAAAGACTCGGCGTTTTAAAACAACAGTATGATGAAGCTTGGGATTTAGCTTCTTCGGAAGACAGGGATAAGTCCCCTGTTAGATTTGTGCCACGTAGACAGTTTATCGCTCAATAGGAGATAGTGTGTGCCTAATCAATTTTCTTCCGGTAAATATGCGATTGCGCAGTGCGATAGGTGTGGTTTTAGGTTTAAATTGTCCGTTCTTAGAAAAGAGATAATTAAAACTAAAAAATATGATTTAAAAGTTTGTCCTGAGTGTTGGGATCCTGACCATCCTCAGTTACAATTAGGTATGTATCCAGTCGAAGATCCACAGGCTGTTAGAGAACCAAGACCAGATACAACGTATTACCAAGCAGGTTTAAATGGCTTGCAAATAACTGAACAAAATGGTATAAGTATTAATGCAACTGGAACACCAACAAGCGGTAGTAGAGATATACAATGGGGTTGGAATCCTGTAGGAATGAAGTACGATTTAGGTGAAACACCAAATAATTTAATATCGGTTGTTGTAATTGGAACAGTATCAATTAATTAAGGAGTAACACATGGAAGATAAAAAAGAACAAAGTCAAACAGGCGCAACAGCGGTTAAAAAAACTAGCGGCGGCAAGACTAATGAACAGATGCTTGCAAACGGGCATAATCGTTCTAAATTGATTAATCAGTTTGGTTCTACTAAGTTAAAAGGCGCAGGTAAATAACATGGCTAAAATTAACAATAAACCGGCAGAAGCTTATGCTAAGCCACATACGATGTCTGGTAAAGAAGTAACTGGTGATTTACCTGAAATGTCTGTTGAATCTGGTCGTGACTACATGAATAAAATGAATATTTCTGTAGGCAATGTTAATAAAGGTCCATATGCAGGCGTTAAAACAGATGGTATTGAAGTACGCGGACGTAGTAAACAAACTAAAGGTAAGTTAGCAAGAGGACCGATGGCGTAATGAATTACGAGACATTATCTAACACGATTCAAGCGTATGCTGAAAATACGGAGGCGTTGTTTGTTGCCAATATTCCTGTATTTATTCAGCAAGCAGAAGAGCGTATATTTAATACTATTAACTTCCCATCGTTGCGTAGAAATGTAACGGGGTCTTTAACTGCTGGTAATAAATATCTGTCTCTTCCGTTAGATTGGTTGTCTACTTATTCTATTGCTGTTGTTGATAATTCTGGCAACTATAATTATTTATTAAATAAAGACGTTAACTTTATTCGTGAAGCTTACCCTAATCCGGGGTCTGCTAATTATGGTTTACCAAAGTATTACTCTATTTTTGGACCGCAATATACCTTACAAAATGAGCTGTCTTGTATTCTAGGTCCTACTCCTGACACAAGTTACCCTGTAGAACTGCATTACTTCTTTTATCCACCTTCAATTGTGCAAGGTATTATTACTTTGTTAAGTGTGGCTTCTTATTCTGTCGGCTCTTTATATACCACGGGCGTATATACAAACGTACCGCTAACTTATACAAACGGAGTTAATGGCTCAGGCGCAAATGCTACGGCAGATATTGTGGTGACAGGCGGTATAGTTAGTTCTGTTACGCTACAAAACGGTGGGTCAATGTACGTTGTAGGTGATGTTTTGACTGTATCTTCTTCTTATATTGGCGGCACAGGTTCAGGTTTTTCAATAGCAGTAACATCAATCAACAACGCTACAGGCACATCATGGCTTGGTGATAACTTTGACCCTGTTCTTTTATACGGTGCTATGCGTGAAGCTATGTTGTTTATGAAAGGTGAGCAAGACCTTGTTAAGTATTATGAAGATAAATACCAAGAAGCGCTTGGATTAGCTAAACGTCTTGGGGATGGTCTGGAAAGAGGTGATAGTTACCGAGATGGGCAAACTAAACTTAATACTAATATTAAAGGCAACACTGTGGCATGATAATTCAAACAGCTTGCACTTCTTTTAAAGTAGGATTGTTAAACGGAAACTTTAACTTTGGTACAGGCACAACTCAAACTTATTATATTGCGCTTTATACGTCTTTAGCTAACCTAAATGCATCAACAACCGCGTATACAAGTACAAATGAGATTGTTGGAAATGGCTATACTGCTGGAGGTAACCCTTTAACAATAAGTCAAATACCTACATCTTCAGCTAACAGCACAACTGCATTCCTTTCTTTTGCGCCGGTTACATGGACTGGGGCTAATTTTGTAGCAAATGGCGCTTTAATATATTTAAACGGTACGGCTGGGGGTGTTACAAATCCTGCTATCTGTACATTAGACTTCGGATCTGCTAAAGTATCAACATCGGCAGGTTTATTTACAGTAACTTTTCCAACGGCGACTGCAACCACCGCCATTATTCAACTGCAATAGGAGCATATATGACAAACGAATTAGCCAGCTGCGGTGATAACGCTGTAGCAACCTTACAAGCAAATGCAATTATTCCTGAAGGAATGGGCGTTGATGGATACTACCATGTTGAATGCCGTGATAAAGATGGTAATTTAAAGTGGACAGAAGAGTTTCCTAACTTAGTCGTAGCCGTAGGTAAACAGTTGATGCTGGATACTCTATTAAGAACATCAGGCACATATACGACAGTTGGACCGTTTTTAGGTTTGATTGGTAACAGTACAACATTCGCAGCTACCGATACGATGGCTTCACATACATGGACAGAGTTTACTAACTATACCGTTGGTGGTTCAGCAGTTCGTGGAACAGCAGTATTTGCTGCATCTACTTCATCAGGAACAACCCCATCTAACGTGACTACATCTTCAGCTACTGCGATTACTTATACGATTACTGGTGGTGGCGGAACAGTTTATGGATGCTTCTTGGTAACAGGTTCAGGTGCAGTTAGTACACAAAGTTCAACGGCTGGTACACTATATTCAGAAGGTAATTTTGCAGTGGCTAAAGCGGTTACGGCACTTGATACTGTAAGTGTTGTCTATAGTACAACTGCAACGTCTTGATTTTAAACAGATTTTTAGGAGCGTCATATGGCGTTGACATTAAAAGACCGTGTATTAGAAACAGCCTCAGCTCCGGGTACAGGAGCGGTTACGCTATTAGGTGCAGTAACAGGCTATCAGACTTTTTCTGCTGCTGTTGGTAATGGTAATACTTGTTACTACACCATTGCTGACCAGTCTGGTGCAAATTGGGAAGTTGGTATTGGTACATATTCATCATCAGGAAATACGCTTGCTCGTACAACGGTCTTATCGTCATCTAACGCTGGTTCTACTGTTAACTTTGCTTCAGGTACACAGAACGTATTTGTAACTTATCCTAGCGAAAAAGCAGTTTATTTAGACGCATCAGGAAACGTACAGCCGTCTTTAGGAACAGCAACATTTAGTTCTATTACCGACTCAGGATTAACAAGCGGTCGTGTTACTTACGCTGGTACAAGTGGATTATTACAAGATAGTGCTAATTTAACTTTTAACGGAACAACCTTAACGGCTAATACGCTTAATTTGACAAATGCTCTTGGTGTAGCATCAGGTGGCACAGGATTAACAACATTAACATCAGGATATATTCCTTATGGAAATGGTACAAGTGCTTTTAGTTCTAGTAGTGGATTAACTTATAATGGCAGTACATTTTCTGTTACTGGAGCAATATCTGCAACTAGTCAAGTTAGTGGTACTAGTGGTTCATTTTCGGCTGCAACAGGTTCTCTATCATTAACTAATGCGTCTTATGGAAATATAGTATCTACTAATACTTTATATATTGATACTTCTAGTGGTGCTATAAATATTAGACCTGCTGGTTCAACAATAGGAGCATTTTCAACAACAGGTTTAGCTATTACAGGGGCTTTATCCTCTACTAATGACGCATCTATTCATGGTCTTACTGTTGGATTAGGTGCAAATTCAATATCAGGAAATACAGTATTAGGTATTAACGCTTTAAGTGGTGCAGTTACAGGCAATTACAATACGGCAATTGGTTTATCTGCATTGCTCACTAATACATCAGGTGGTTATAACTCAGCATTAGGTGTAGGTGCATTGCAATTAAATACAAGTGGTAATTACAATACTGCATTAGGTTTGCAATCTCTTAATCAAAACACCACAGCTTCAAATAATGTAGCAGTAGGCTACCAATCAGGTTATTCCAACACAGGTGCAAACAACACATTTATAGGATGGTCAGCAGGTTATTACAATACATCAGGAACTGCGAACGTAGCTTTAGGTTCAAACGCCTATGCCAATGGTGGAACTTCTGCAACAGGCTCTTATAATATTGCAATAGGTTATGGTTCTTTATCAGGTATTCAAACAGGCTCTAATAACGTAGCTGTTGGATATCAATCACTTTATACTACTAATACAGCCTCTAATAACACAGCTGTAGGTTATCAGGCAGGATATAGTAATACTACTGGCACAGCTATCACGTCTGTTGGTGCATATGCTTTAACATCAAATACTACAGCTTCTTACAATACAGGATTAGGATATGGTGCATTAAGAGCAAATACAACAGGTTCATCAAATGCAGGTGTTGGTGCTTATACGTTATATTTAAATACTACAGGTTCTTACAATACTGCTTTTGGCGGATTAGATAGTGGTACTTTTTCTCCACTATATTCCAACACAACAGGTTCAAGCAATACCGCAATAGGTAGTGGTTCTTTAGGAAATAATACTTCTGCTTCATATAACACAGCAGTAGGTTATCAAGCTGGTTATTCAGGAACTACAGGTTTAGGTGGTTCAACTCATGTGGGATATCAAGCGGCATATTATTCAAATGCATTTAATAATAGTTTTGCTTATCAATCTTTATATTCAAACACAACTGGATATAGTAATAATGCTTATGGTTATAGGTCTTTATTTTCAAATACTTCAGGTATTCAAAATACTGCTGTAGGTGACCAAGCACTTTATTCCAATACTTCATCAAATTACAACTCTGCTTTAGGCTATCAAGCTGGGTATAACTCAGTTTCGCAAGGTGATGTTTATATTGGCTATCAAGCTGGATATAACAACTATAGTAATGGCGGAGTTACTGTTGTAGGTTATCAAGCTGGTTATGGAAATGGACAAACTAATAGTGGTGATGCATTAACAGCTTATGGTTATCAAGCTGCTTATTCAAATACTGGAGCAGGAATAACAGCTTTAGGTGCGGCTTCATTAAAATTAAATACCACAGGTGTATATAACACAGCAATTGGTTATCAGGCGATGCAATCAAATACTACAGGCGATAGAATGACTGCTGTAGGTTGGAATGCTTTAGCGTCAAATACAACAGGGACAAGAAATAATGCATTTGGCGTTTCGTTATATTCTAATACAACAGGTAATAATAACAATGCATTTGGTAGAGATACTTTAGGTTCAAATACAACAGGGTCTAATAACACAGGTGTAGGTGATGCTGTTTTTGGATTTGTTACCACAGCAAACAGCAATACAGGATTAGGACACGCCGCTGGTTATTATGTAACAGGTGGTTCTAATGTGGCTATTGGTGATGCGGCTTTATATGGTGCTTCAGGAAATGCGTCAGGCACTTCAAATGTGGCAATTGGTGTACAGGCACTTCAAGCAAATACAACAGCATCAAACAATACAGCCATAGGCTATCAAGCAGGATATAATAATAGTTCAGCTACACAAAATGCTTTCTTTGGTGGAGCATCAGGGTTTTCAAATAATGGTAGCTACAACGTATTTCTTGGTCAAAACTCAGGCTATAACAATACATCGGGCGTACAAAATACTTATGTTGGTCAAGCTACTGGATACTATTATTATACTGGTTCAAATAATACAGCTTTAGGATGGCAAGCATTACTCGGTAATACTAACCCAGCAAACAATACAGGTTCATACAATACTGCAATTGGTAATCAATCTTTATTTTCAAATCAAACAGCATCTAACAATACCGCTGTTGGTTACCAAGCTGGCTATGCTTACAATGGCACAAATGGATATAGTACATTTATTGGTTATCAAGCTGGTTTTGCAACAACAGGTGAGTACAATACTGTATTAGGTGCTTTAGCATTAAGTACAAATACAACAGGTACAGAAAACGATGCTTTTGGTGTTTCTGCACTTTTATCAAATACAACTGGAAGTTATAATGCTGGTTTTGGTAACTCTAGTTTACGATTAAATACTACAGGGACGTATAATGTAGCTATAGGTTGGGGCTCATTAAGAAACAACACCACAGCAAATAGTGGAACGGCAGTAGGTTATCAAGCTGGCTACAATAATACAACAGGAACAATATCTGCTTTTGGGGCAAGTGCTTTATATTCCAATACCACAGGTGGTACAAATGTAGGAATAGGAAATAGTGCTTTATATACAAACTCAACAGGTTCATCAAATACAGCAGTAGGACATCAAGCACTGGGAGCTAATACCACCGCATCTTACAACACAGCAGTAGGTTATCAATCACTTTATACTCTTAATAGAACTGCTGATGTTAATTCTGCAAATACAGCTTTAGGCTATCAAGCTGGTTATCCGATTACAACTGGACCTGCAAATACTTGTTTAGGATATGGCACAGGAACAAGTCTTACAACTGGTTCAAACAATGTATATATTGGTATCAATACAACTGCATCTAGTGGAAGTGTAAGTAATGAAATAGTAATTTCAGGAACTTCAGGAACAACAGGTAAAGGTTCTAACACAGGATTTATTAGTCCTAATGGCGGTGCTGTTTATCAAGGTAATAACTCAACTCTTTGGTCTGTAACTTCAGACCAAAGATTAAAGAAAAATATTGTAGATAACAATGTTGGGTTAGATAAAATTACACAAATTCAAGTACGCAACTTTGAATATCGTTTACCTGAAGAAATTACAGAATTAAATAAATTAGATGCAATTAATATTACAGGAACACAAATTGGTGTTATTGCACAAGAACTTGCACAAGTATTACCTGATTGCGTAAAAACAGAATCTACTGGTGTTATGTCAGTTGATGCAAGCAATATTACTTGGCACTTAATTAACGCAGTAAAAGAATTATCAGCACAAGTTACCGATTTACAAGCAAAACTTAAATCTGCTGGCGTAGCTGGCTTCTAATAGGAGAATTAAATGGCAACAACTTATACAACCACAATCAATCAGATGTTTACAGTACCTAACCCAACAGGTTATGTTGTAAATATTTTGTTTTCCGTTAGTGGTACAGATGGCACACATACAGCAGAAATTGGTGGCAACATTCAATTTACACCTGAGCAAAACGAACCAAACTACATACCTTACAATGAATTAACTCAAGCTGAAGTTTTGGGATGGATTAATGCTGCAACTGATAATCAAGCAAATTATTATGCAAATATTGATGGTCAAATTAACAGCATGATTAATCCACCAGTATCACCAAGTTCACAACCACTTCCTTGGTCAGCTTAATTTTAGGGTAAGCCATCAGCCCTTTTTGATGGCAATTTATAGGAGAATGAAATGAGTGAAAACACGAAAAAAACTCAAATCACGATTGACGATGTAGAATATGTCTACGAAGATTTAGCAAAAGAGCAACAGATGCTATTTAACCATTGCATCGACTTAGACCGTAAAATTAGTTCTGCGCAATTTAACCTTGATCAGTTAAGTGTAGGTAAGAATGCTTTTATGGAAATGCTCAAAAAATCTTTAGAGGCAAAACCTGAAGTAACAAACTAATATGTTTGGGATAACCCCATTTGCTAAGGTATCATTTGCTGCGATTGGGGTGGCATTTGTAGTAGCAACAACAGAAGATGTTGGGGTTGCCGATTCTCAGGTCTTTAACGCACAATATGTAGCAAGCGTTACTGAAACAATAACACAGATATTTGATGTACAGAGTGAACAAGATAACTTCTTTGAAGGCATAGTAGAAACCCTAACGTCTGCCGACTCAAGTACGCAGGCTTCCGCATTTCTAGAATCACAAACCGAAAACATTACAAGTGCTGATACGGAAACAATTACGGCACAATTTGCCGTTAGTGATACAGAAAACATAAACCTAGCAGATACGCCAAGTATCAATGCTCAGTTTAGCGTAAGCGATACAGAAAACACAGGCATAGCCGATTCTAGTACACAGGCTTCATCTTTCTTAGAATCACAGACAGAAAACATTACTCTTGCAGATACAGAAGCGGCAAGTATCCAGTTCCAGTTCACCGTTACTGAGCCAATTACTAGTGCAGAGTTAGAGTCTATATCCGCCCAGTTTAGTGCGACGATTGTAGAAGCATGGGGTCAAACACCGTATAGCGTTCCTCAACAACCTAGTATTGCTTCGTTTGCGATGGCAGGAAGTCCGTTTGCAGGTAGCTTTAATACTGTTGGATTCTTAGAAAACCCATCTTATATAGTACAGGCAAACCTATTAGATTCAATTACTGAAAACGCCACAATAACTGAAACTGAAACAATAACAGCTCAGTTCCCACTAAGCATAGCCGAAAACACAACGGTACTAGATACACCAACAATCACCGCTCAGTTCTTAGAAAGTTTAAATGAAAACTTTGGTATTGCTGACTTTAGTACACAGACATCATCTTTTATAGAAAGCTTAACTGAAGCAACAACAATCGCTGAGATTGATACGATAATTGCTGGATTTGTAGAGGCTATTGTTGAGCCGACTACATTAAATAATTCACAGAGTATAACCGCTCAGTTTGTAGAGATAATTGCTGAGGCAATAACAGTAGCCGATTCTAGTACCCAGCAGTCTAATTTCCTTGATAGTATTGTTGAAGCATTTACTATTTTAGACTCGCAATTTCCACGGGGATGGATTAGAATTGACGATAGTGAAACGGCTAATTGGGGGTTCAGGTATCAGAATATTAATGAGATTGGCGGATTTGCAACAAGTACATTTGCTGGTGCACCATTTGCGGGGTATTTAAATTTCTCAGGCATTGTACCAAGCCCAATCGTACCAGACACAAATTCTGCATGGACATTAATAAACGATACAGAGAACGCTAATTGGAACTTTAAAAATCAAACAATTATTGAAATAGGTGGATTTGCTACTTGTACGTTTGGTGGTGTACCGTTTGCAGGATATTTAAGTTTTACAGGTAACGTTCCTAACCCAATAGTGCCTGATACAAACTCAGGATGGACGCAGATTAATGATACACAAGGAAGTACTTGGACACTGATAGATGATTTTCAAGGATAAATTATGGCAACTACCTATTCAACCTCACTTAACTTAGCCTATATTGGCACAGGCGATCAGTCTGGTACTTGGGGCGCAACAACTAATACGAACTTAAATCTTCTCGAACAAGCGATTACGGGTGTTGCAAGCATCTCTTTATCAGGGACATCATATACTTTAGTACCATTAAACGGCGTATCGGATAACCCTAGAAATATGGTTCTTGTGTTTGGTGGAACTCCCGGCGGTACTGTTACAGTTACAGCGCCTTTAGTACAGAAGTTTTACGTCATCACAAACAATACTGCCTACAACATTATTATGGCGGCAACGGGGGGTTCAATAAGTTTAACTATTCCTTCCGGAATTACAGCGCAATGCTATTGTGACGGATTAACAGGATTTTATTCAGCACAAACAGGTTCAGCTGGTAACTTTTTAGTTAATGGTAATTTAAATGTTACTGGAAACACAGCAGATGTAGGAAACCTAAGCGTTAGTGGAACAGCGTCATTAAACGGAACATCAACAGCGGTTACGCCAACATTAGGCGATAATTCTACAAAAATTGCAACAACGGCATTCGTGGCTACAGCTACAGGCGCGCTAGGAACTATGTCTGCCCAAAACGCTAATAGTGTATCAATTACAGGCGGGACAATTAATGGCACAACTATTGGTGGGTCAACAGCTGCGGCAGGTACATTTACAACTATAGCAAGTGGACAACAAACAGTAACAGGTTATACGGGTAGTAATCTATTATCAGCCTTAACAGCAGGTGTTTCAGTTACAACTAACTATACACCGTATGGGTCTACTACTGTTACTCTTTCAGGTATTGGTTTATATTCAAACTATTCACTTACTGCAATTACAAATACCAGTAATACTTTAAATATAAATGCAGCAGGCGCTACTTTAACAAACGGGGCTTTTTCAGCCCCAACACTTACTTCAACAGTAGCAACAGGCACAGCACCATTTACAGTTACATCTACGACTCCTGTTGCAAACTTATCGGTAGGCGGTTCTTCTACAAAGATAGCAAATACTGGCGGATGGAATATAACCCCAACAGGAACAAAACTTTATTTTAGCTATAACGGAACCAATGTGGCTTCATTAGATTCATCAGGCAATTTTATTGTTACAGGTAATATTACTGCATACGGAACACCATAATGACTTTACCAGCTTCAGGAACCATTACTTTAGTTCAAATCCAAACTGAGTTTGGTGGTAGTAATCCAATTGGGTTAAATGAATATTACAAAGGTGGCTCATACGTTACTTCTAATGACTATGCACCTAACGTACCTTCTAGCGGAGCAATTAGCTTAAGTAATTTTTATAACGCAAAAAAGAATACTTTAAATACTCAGACATTTACTTCTTCAACAACATTTACTTTGCCTTCAACCTCTAACGGAATATTAAATGTTTATGTTGTAGGGGGAGGCGGTGGCGGTGGTATGCATAGTGATTACTGGGGTGGTTACGGTGCTGACGGTGCTGCTGGTGGTATAGCTTCTCAAACAATTTCAGGATTAACACCCGGCAATACATACACTATTGAAGTAGGCGGTGGAGGTGGTGGTGGACATTATGGATATGGATATAAAGATAATCCTTTTGCTGATGGGTTTGGTGGAGCTGGTGGCGGTCAATCTAGTGCTTTTGGCGTAGTTGCTGGAGGTGGTGGCGGTGGTGGCGGTGGAACTCCCGGATCAAATGGAGGTAATGGCGGTGGATCATATGGCGGTGGAGGTGGTGGTTCTACTGCACCGGGCTCACCCGGAAGTGGCACAGGAAATAATTTAAGCTATGATGGCGGTGGATATGGTGCGGCTGGAATAGGTGGTCATTATTCGCATGATAATAGTGGAGGTAATATTAGTAATTTAAATCCGCCAGCTTATGCAAATGGCGGTGATGGGTATGTTTATGTAACTGGATATTGGTAAAAATAGTGAATGCCAGACATAAACCCTATTGCCGAAGGTGCAAATTCTTTAGCTAATAGCCTTGAACAAAGTAGAGAGGCTGGGAAAAAACTAACTAAAAGTATTGAAAACATCCAGCGTGATGGAACCGAAGTTGCTTTACAAGAATTAGAAGCAAGAAAAAAGCACAAGATACACGAAGAGGCAATGGAAAACTCGATGATATATCGGGCAATCCAAGAATACCAGAATCAAAGTGCAATTATAGAAGCAGAAAATCAAGCCGAACGAGAATTTAAGGCAAAGTATGGCGCTAAAGAATGGAGTAAAGTTTTAGAATTAAAAGCAGTAGTTGAGAAAGAGCATCAAGAAAGTAAGAAGTATTACGGACATAAGCTAGAAGATGTAAGACGGGTGCAGTTTTATTGTTGGTTTGCTGCTTTTATAATTACTTGTTTATTGTATTACTTTAATCTTGTATGAGCTGGGTTAAGTATTGGTTTGCGGTATTTTTAGTTGAACTAGTTATTTGGTCTTATGTAATTTATTTGCATTTTGAGATTAAAGAACTAGAGAAAATAAAATTACCAAAACCAAAGTTTGACAAAGAACACAAGGTTATTGTAAAAACGAAAAAGGACATTGTGCGTGGATGATGAATTGTTTAAATGGTGGACAATGTTTGCTTTGATTTGTATGATGTTAATTATATTGTTAAAGGATTAATATGGCTTTAGACCCAATTTCAGCGGCATTAGATTTAGGTAATACTTTAATTACTAGAATCTTTCCAGACCCAGCGCAAGCCGCAAACGCTAAGTTAGAGTTGTTAAAGTTACAACAGTCAGGCGATTTGGCTACTATGACCGCACAAACTGACATTAACAAAGAGGAAGCTAAAAGTGCATCAATATTTGTATCGGGCTGGAGACCAGCAATCGGGTGGGTATGCGCGTTGGCACTGTTCTACCAATATTTATTAAAACCGCTAGCCATAGGCATACTACCTACTTTTGGTATTACTGCTCCGCCATTACCCGGACTTGACGATAATTTATGGCAGCTTATGATGGGCATGCTAGGTATGGGTGGTTTAAGAACATTTGAAAAGGTGCAAGGAGTAGCAAGTAAATGAACACTAAAGATCACATAATGTTAATTGCTTCATGGTCGCTTGTTTGCGTTATTATTGCCATGTTGCTTATGTTTGGCTTTGCTGTAATTGACCCTAATGTCGATGATGCAAAAGTATTTGAAATTATTGGACCAGCTTTTCAAAACGGTAGTTGGTGGGTTTATTGGTTTAATTACTGGGATTAAAATAGGAAGTGATGATGATAACAAGTGAACAGTTAGTTAAATTAGGTATTGATGAAAAATGGTTGCAACCTCTAAACGATACTTTTACTAAATTTGAAATTAATACACCTGCAAGAATGGCTAGTTTTATTGGTCAATGCAAACATGAAAGCGGTAATTTTACACATTTAGAAGAGAACCTTAACTATTCTGCTGTTCGTTTAGTGCAGATATTTCCTAATCGTTTTAGCCTTACTAAAGCCCAAGACTGTGTTGCTAAAGGAAAGCAAGCTATTGCAGAAGCTATGTATGGACATCGTT